AACAACTTTACGCTGCGCCTTAGCACCAAAGCTGCCTGACCCATCTGCTTGGTTTCCTGATTCTGTAACCCAACGGTGTGCGTAATATAGTTCCATTGACGCATCGCCCATTCTAGCATTATCACCATTTACATTGACCCAGTTACGTTCAAAACGCTTAACATTAAATCCGCTTCTACGTAAGTTCCAAAGCAACATACCTTTTGGATATAGTGCTGGATCTGGTGCATCTGCGTCTAAAAAGTTACTTGATAGTAAGTCAACGATATCACTTTGAATTGAAAGTGTGCCGTTAATTGCCCAACGTGCATCGTCAAATAGTACACCATTTTCTGTAGTTTGATCTGAAGCATCACGCAATTCCCATCTATTAGCAATTGGTGTGTTTAGCTTGTTTGCATTAAACACATAAATTTGTGGATAAACTGAAATAGTAGCTGTACTAATCCATATATCTCCCTGTTTAAGTGCAGTGCCATCGCTTTGTAGTACTGGTGTTGATGCTGCAACTATTGGACCATTTGGATCTGTTTGTTGTGCTGCATCTGCATTATAATATGGACTAGTTGAGTCTAAATATCCAACCCACGTAGTACCGTTATGTATCATCATATCTACTTCGTCAACAACTGAACTATACCAAAGTGTCTTAGCAGCTGTTAATGCAGTTACTTCATTTGGACTAGCAGTATAAGTTAATGCTTTCCATTGACTTGCTTGTAATTGTTTTGGATTTGTAGCAGAACTTGTACCTGATACATAATATAAATTTGGTGTACCACTTGTAGAACTAACAAAAGCAGTTAAGCCTATTTCTGTTAATAATCCACTAGTGTCAACAAAGCGTATATCACCAAACTCTGAATGTGAAATAGTAACTTTATTTTGACTATCAACATCAGCTGTAACATTTTCAATATTTGCACTTGTAATCGCTGCTGCAATTGTGTCTGCATCAGTAATTGTACCGTTAGTAATTGCTGTTACTGTAATTGCTGTGTTAAAAGCTGCTTGTCCGTTATCTGTTGAAGCAACTGTAAACGTCTTAGTTCCTGCAGAAGCACTTCCAGCAACAATTTTACTACTTGTTACGGCAGTAATGGATGCTGCATTTCTTCTAAATATCTTATATGTACCTAATGGTTGAGCATCTCCTGCTACGTTAGTTTGTACATATAAATCACCAGCTGCAAGATTTGCTCCGCCGCCAGCTAAGTCTAATTTATATAGTGCTTCTTCGTTAGTTGCATATAATGGTGCAGCTACTGTGTCAAATAATAGTGTTGCTGCGTTATATGATTTTACTCTAAATCTTGCGCCTAAGTTAGCTTCAGTTGTTTTAAACCAAATACTTCCTGTTGGGCGTGTGTACGTATCAGCTGTTTTCCATTCTGGAACTGATGTGTGTGCTGAAACTTGTAATGCTGGTGGATAATATGTACCAGCAACAATACCTAATAGTATTAGTGTAGCACTGTCGCCTGTAATAAGAATCGGACCACCAGTTGTTGAATCGTCTGCTCCTGAAGAGTTACCATCACTGTAAACTTCTAACTTGCTGTTTACAACTGCTGCAAGTACTCCTGGAATTGATAATCCGTTAACTGTTGCGGCAACGGTTGTAACTGTGTCTGACGCAGTAATAGCAATTGAAACTCCATTAACAGAAATTGTAGTACTTCCTGCAAATGTTGGATTAGCTTTTGAACCTTGTACAGTTGGCCAACTCTTGATCCAACCTTCGCTACCTAATTGCACCCAACTACCTGCTGTTACACCAGGGGCATTACCTGCTGTTTTGTACCAAAGAGTATTAAGTGTTGTAATTGCAACAACTGCGTAGTCGCCAATTGTTCCGTAAGATGTTTTAGGAGCTCCTGGAGCTTCTAATGAACCTGTAACAAAAGACACACTAGTAATTACACTAGGAATCTTATTAGTAAAACTCTGTCCGCCTGTTACTGTAACTGCTGCGGCGTTCCAAACTTGAAGTCCAAATTTTGTAATTGATGTATCAAACCAATATGTACCTGCTGTTGGCTTAGCTGCTGGAGCTGTTGCACTTGGCTTTAATTCGTTTGTATTAATTGATGCTCTGGTTACCCATGCTGCATTGCTTACTCCTAAATATGAATAAGCTGCTTGCAATCCATATTCATTAAGCTCACCAGCGTGTACTGGATTATTACTTGCATCTGTTTCAAAAATTGGGTCGCCAAATGTATCTGCTAAATCTCTTTGAGAAGTTAGTAAGTACGGCTTGCCTGCCTGTGCTAGTGTTGTTCCAGCGGCAGTTCCTGTGCCAGCGCCATTCTTTTTGTCCTGAGCACTTACTACAAATATCATTGGAGTTGTGCCCGGCTCAGCGGGTGTATAAAAACTTTCGTCTATGACGCTTACTTGAACGCCGGGTGATACTAATGCCATCTTTTCGTCTCCTATTGGAATATGTTGTTATTCTACTTGTATTTATATTATTTAAATAAAAACCTATCGCTATACCCCGGAATAAAGGGCAGGTAAAGGGCAGGTAAATACAATATGAGACCTTTATGTATATGCGGACTACGTCCTGCGGCAATAAATTATAAGAAAAACGACAAAATCTTCTATCGTAAGAAATGTGAGGCATGCACTCGGTATGGAGGAACGGGTCACGGAATTCCTAAATGGAAACGTATGGGATATGAAAAAAAGAATTATTGCGAAAAATGTAATTTTAAAAGTGAACATGTTGAACAGTTTAATGTATTCCACATAGACGGCTCTCTAGAAAACTGTCAGTTTAATAACTTAAAAACAATATGTGCTAACTGCCAGCGTGTGATGCAAAAAGAGGGAGTTCGATGGAAACAAGGTGATCTCTTACCTGATTTTTAAGACTGTCAATTGTACTATTATTTTCTATAGTAGCAGTAAACTTAGTATTAGCCCAAGCCCATTCACTAGGATGAACATCTTTAGGTTCAACTCCTAGTGTTTGATATTCTATAAACCAGGAAGGATCTAAATTTCGTTTTACTCGCCAAACATTGCCACTTGTTTCGTATAACATCTTAGCTTCGTTTGGAAATCGAACATCCGGTATAACAAAATTTGTGTGTGGGTTATCTAATATTTTCTTTTTAGTTAAACTAACCCATATACCATCATATAATCCATTACGCATACATTCTGTTCCGAATAGTTGTAATACTAATCTTGGAGTGATTTCTTTTCCTGTTTCGTTAGACCAATACTTGTCTTTTTCTTCTCGCCAAGCTCTACTGTCAGCAGTCTTTCCGTCAAGTAATTCACGATCCCAATCAAACATAGTTGCTACACTATCTTTTAGTTTATCTGCAAATGATAGCTTTTCGTAGTTATGTTCTTTAATTAAATAGTCTGCAATAGTGTCTTTGCCACTACCTATTAGACCACATATGCCAATAATCATAAAGTTACTCCTGTAATAGTGCAACGACCTGCTGGCCCAGCACCACCTACAAGTGTTCCGGTTGCAAACAAATTAAATGCAAGACCGTATCTATAAGTATCCTCATTACTAAACGGAACAGAATGTTCTAAGTGACTTGGGAATAAAATAGCTAAGCCGTTAACTGGATTAAATGTATACGCATCAGTATTAAATTGATTCCAATTTACTCCTGCTGAAGCAGGCGTTGTAGATGCAGGCCAAGTATTTAAATGCGTTATATTTTTATGAAAGGTAATAGGTGCTGAATTAGGAGTTACGTCTATATAATACACTCCTGATATAATACTATTTTTGTGGATATGTTTAGCTATGTCTTCAGATTTTTCTAATCTATTAATCCAGCTTGACGTAAAAACAAATTTAGTATCAGGACTAACGTCTAACATATCGTATGCATAATAATCTACTGCTGCTTTAAGTTGTTTCCTAAGAGTAGTAAGTTGAGGTGCATTAATAATATCAAACCCTCTTTCGTTTAATGGTAGATGGTCATCGTCACCTGTACAAGCAACTCCTTGTTTTGGATACGTTAAATTTTTAATCCAGGCAAGTGTCATTACGTCAATTTGTCCAAGAGCTATAGATAGGATTGGTGTTGAAAACGCAGGAGTAATTTGATAGTTAGACATTTGAGGTTACCTTTACTGTATATAATAACTATTATACAATAAAAATATTAAAATGTCAAGAAGTTTTTAGCCAATTACAAAGCTGTAGCCTGCGCCGCCTGTAATTTGTGTTGATACTTCGGCTTCTAGTTTCTCTAATTCAGCTTGTGCTTCTTGTTTAAGAGTATCGCCGTTTAACTGACTTCCGCCTTGTGGTCCTGCAATTGTTGCAAATTTACTACGAGCTTCGCCTAGCATAAATTTACAAGTAGCTAAAGTATAATCTTTTAACCATTGTACAGTTAAGTAATCTTTAAGTAATTCACTATTTGGCCTATAGTTATAACAAAGTAATAACAAGTCTTCCTCTGCACGAGGTCTCTGCAATAATGTAAGTTTTTTATTTGCAGTATTCCATTTAAATTCTATATATGATCCAAACATACGACCAACCATTTCTTGATATCCAGCAAATAATTCGTAAGTTGCTAATCCGCCCATGTTTGAGCTTGTTAGTAAATATGTATTAGTATAAGCTAGGTTAAACGGTTCAAACATTGATCCGCCTTCGCCGCCTCCGCTTCTAGAACCAATAGAACGTCTGTGTATTTTTCTTACTTCAATTACTTCGTTAGGAAGAACGTAATCGTTTTGATCAACTACTGTGGGCAAGAATACATAAGATTCTTCAACTGAGTTATCAGAGCGTTGTCTAAATCTTGATAACGCTTTGTCTAATGCAGTGTTATAGTGTATTGGATCAAGTTCTACGTCGATCATACCTCCGCCTAGCATTGTATGCACGTAATCAAATACTTCTTGTCTTTGTGTTTGTAGATCGGCCATAAAGTTCTCCTCGTAGTATTTATCGTTACGATAAATACTTGCATGCCGAGACTTAGTTTATATAAGCCCGAACGGGGCAAAGATTTTGAATTCCTAGATAGACAGATTCTAGAGATGTTTACTGTTGGTGGAACTGATTTATTCATCCACAAATACCTAGGGCCTGATAACCCAGATGCTGAAGATGCTACAGCTGATCAGCCTCATTATGATGTAGTAAAAGAAACCAACATACAGGATTTGCTATTTTTAGAAAATAGAGATAGGAAATATGATTCTGACGTATATACTATGCGAGGTATATACAATGTTCAAGACGTAGATTTTGATCTTAGTCAGTTTGGATTATTTTTACAAAATGACACGTTAATGCTTACTATTCATATTAGAAGTAGTGTAAAGACATTAGGACGAAAAATTATGTCCGGAGATGTTATTGAGCTACCGCATTTAAAAGATGAATATGCACTTAATGATTATGCAGTTGCACTTAAACGATTCTATGTAGTTGAAGATGTTAACCGTGCAAGTGAAGGTTTTACGCAAACTTGGTATCCGCATTTATACAGATTAAAATTAAAACAAATAATAGATAGTCAAGAATTTAAAGAAATCCTCGATTTACCGGCAGAAGAAGATGCTCCAGGCGGAAATACTTTAAGAGACTTATTGTCTACATACGAAACAGAAATGCAAATTAATAATGCAGTAGTTGCACAGGCCGAAGCCGATGCTGCAAAAAGTGGATATGATACTAGTCATTTATTTACTTTAACAACTGACGAAAATGGCGACACTGAATTAGTAACGGTTGATTCGGCTACACTTGATGCATCAGACGGCATTAATGTTGACAAGGTTATGGTTCCTCCAACAAAAACTGGATACCAAGGATACTTGTTGGGAGATGGTCTACCGCCAAACGGTGAAACTTTTGGACAC